GACTCCTGGTGCCGGCACCATATAAATCAAGGGCTTGCAGCGATGCAGGCCCTTGTTTTTTCCCCCAGACGTAATAAGCCACGTAACAAGGCCACCGATCGGGCCTGTCTTACGCGCTCCACGTCGAGCTCCAACCGCAGCTACAGACGCTCATGAGCAGTAGCGCGAGACCCTGGCCAACCGCTCGGTACAGGGTACCCCGCTCAAAATCTGAGGGGGGTCAGAAAAAAGGTAATATTAGTAATACGGCGCGGGAAAAATGGCTGCAGCCCTTGCAGGCCGTGGCTTTCAGCGTTTTCGGGCAAAGGTAATATTGAAGCGATACAAAGGCGATAATATTACCTTTTACTAAAGCTATATTTTCATTTCCTAAAACCCAATGAATCCGGGGGTTTCAGGAAAATATTACCTTTCATATCGCTTCATATTACCTTTCGATGTAATACGCGCAGCCCAGTAAAACCGTGGCCTCCAGCCTAGGTTCGTGGGTCATATAGCTAATATCGCTCTTTTTGAAAACACCCTCCCATACCTGAGATTCGATCTCATTTAAAACGGCTTTTTTCAAAACTCCGACTGCAGCGGATTAAGGTCTTCCGGTCGTCACCAGCACGTGTAACCGTGTGCAACGTCCAAAGCATCCTGAGTGCGGCTATAGCCCCCGTCCTGCGTGCGTTGTAGAGGTTTGACCTGATCTGGCTATCGATGCCCTGGTGCGCCGCTTCAGGACTGGTGTCGATTTGGAAAACCACCCTCCTCCTCGGTTTTCCAACTTTTCACCCAAGCGGGCCGGGCCCCCGAGGTTTGCCACCATCTGTACCGCTCCGTCGCTCACTGTGTAAGGTGCTGACATTTTTCTGCATAAGCTTGCACGTCGTGCAATTGCCGCTCCCCTGCGCAACCCCACGGCTGGCCTGGGCTGGGGTAGTGCTTTCATCGCATCTGGATTTGCACAAAAAACGGACGCGGAGCCCGTCGGCGGGAGGGGGATAAGTGCTTTTTCCACTAGCTTTTTGTTCGCGACCTTCTTGTTAGCCCATGATTCGACCATGCTGCACCTACCTCATTCTTGGCAACAAAAACCCTTGGGTCTGTGCCACACAGGTGCCACAATGAGCCTATGAGCATTTTTTTTTGCGGCAATGCACTCCGTGACAGCAGAGTGCTTTCGCGTGCGTGGCTTACTACCCACCTGCGCGAAACTCACGCTCACTGCAGATTGCCAAGTGCATATGCATCACTTCGATTATGTAACCCGTGGTGGGAAAGCTGCATCACGGTATTTTGTGCACCCTATGGGTGAAGGGAAAGCCAATGGCTAGCTTCTACGAATTTTTTGCAGGCGGCGGGATGGCTCGCGCAGGCTTAGGCGCAGAGTGGGAATGCTTGCTGGCTAATGACCTAAGTCCGCGAAAAGCCGCGTGTTACGCTGAAAACTGGGGCGACGATCATCTGCTTATAGGTGATGTAGCCGAGCTGACCACCAAAGATCTACCTGGGCACGCTGATTTGGCGTGGGCTTCATTCCCTTGCCAAGATCTGTCACTTGCAGGGGCTGGCGCAGGACTGCAAGGCAAGCGCTCCGGAACTTTTTGGCCGTTCTGGAAGCTAATCGAATCATTAGGTGAAGAGAAAAGAGCGCCGGATATAGTCGTACTTGAGAACGTGGGCGGCGCTCTTACTTCGCATGAGGGTAAAGACTTTGCCGCTATCAGCGATGCTTTAGCGAAAAGCGGATATTTGTTCGGCGCAGTTATTATAAATGCAATGCATTTTCTTCCACAATCACGTCCAAGACTGTTCATTATAGGCATGAGCAAGTCTATACGTGTTCCGGGTTCGCTAATTTCAGACGGACCTAGCAAGAACTGGCATCCGTCTGCTCTTATTGATGCTCATAGTAAGCTATCAAAAGATGCAACGGATTCTTGGATATGGTGGAATCTACCAGCCCCTCAGCCGAGAACTTCTATTTTTGCGGACCTTGTAGAAGACCAACCACATGGCGTCAATTGGCATACACCAGCGGAAACAGCGACCATACTATCGCTGATGTCTCCTCTGAACCTTGCTAAAGTCCACGCAGCGCAAAAAACAAAAAAACGCCTAGTCGGAACTGTCTACAAGCGAACGCGCGCAGATGGTCCTGAAGGAACTAAGATGCAACGTGCTGAAATCCGTTTCGATGACGTTGCCGGATGTCTACGTACTCCGTCAGGTGGTTCAAGCCGACAAACTATTATGCTCATAGAAGGTAAAAGTATTCGGTCACGCCTACTTTCACCACGGGAAGCAGCTCGTTTAATGGGGCTTCCAGATACTTATCTTTTACCAAAAAAGTACAACGACGCTTATCACCTCGCTGGAGACGGCGTCGCCGTACCGGTAGTTCGTTTTTTAGCAAAGCATCTACTTGAACCTTTAATTGCTGCACCAAGATCAACGGATGAACGGGCGGCATGATGGAAAACTTGCTTGAAGAATTACGTAAATTTAATAAAACACAAAAATTCAGTAGAAAAGGGCCTTTATGCGTTGCCCTTGTAATTACACAACATGCGCGAAAACGTGGGCTTCCGCTTGATCAAGAACAGCTTCTTACGGAGGGTGGAGGGCAGGTTCTAGGGCTGGGAAAAGGAGCGGTGCAAGCGGTTTTAAACAAACACCAGATATCTCGTGTCTTAGCATCTGAAGGCGGTCGGACAAGCCGTGGCAGTATCAGTAATATGCGCCAATACGTGGCATTCCTAAACGAACGAGCCTCTATCGAGGATCTTGATGTAATCGAATCGTTCTGGATTGAACGTGTTCATGAATTTTTTTCAGCCAAACCTTTTAAAATCCGGCTTGATGCATCCCGTAGTTTACGTACCCTGGTCCGCGATATGCTTTTACAGGCGGAAGAACGTCAGCGAAACAATCCGGGCATGCAATACGCCGGTGCAGTACTTCAGCATTTGGTCGGTGCTAAATTGGACTGTGCATTAGGTCCTGATATTAATTTTAGCCACCACAGCTTCTCTACTGCAGATGCTCAATCTGGCCGAGTTGGCGATTTTTTTATAGGCGACGTGGCTATTCATGTAACCACAGCTCCAGGCGAAGCAGTTATCGCCCGATGCCGCGACAACATTGACGATGGTCATAGACCGATTATCGTCACTACCGCTCGCGGCGTGGCCGCCTCAGAGGTGCTTGCAGAGAACGCAGGTCTTGGCGAAAGAATAGATATTTTTGAAGTTGAGCAATTTGTGGCTCTAAATCTATATGAATTGGGAAAATTTGCAGCGGAGGGAAGGCGAATAGCGGTCGGAGAGGTCGTAACACGATACAACGAAATCATAGATGAAGTTGAAACAGATCCTAGTTTGAAAATTGATTTCAGCCAATGAAAGACTTTGTGTAACCCCCTCCTAAAGCAGTAGCATTATATGCTGCTGCTTTAGATTATAATAAAAGCTTATTAAAGCGTTACCCTTTTCAGAGCCATTCCCATCGCAACAGCTTCTGCTGATCTTGTAATAAAAGCGCTCGCATTACTTGGCACAGGTGTCGGCCCATGAGTATGGGCGGCGACTTCAGCATTCATCTCCTGCAGGAGATCAAGCGTGTCACACAAGACTTTGAAGATGTTAACGGTGCCGGACCCAACCCAATTTTTAGGGGACTGCAAACGCTGGCTCTCGCTGGTGATGCTCTCTCGTAAACCCTGAATCCGTTCGTGCATGTCGCCCCCCACCGTGGCGTTGTGCTTCTGCCCGACCACCAGGTTCAGATCCCGGCCAGTGGCCTGGTGCAGGTCGTCCACTGCCGCCAGGCTCGCAGATCCGCCTGACAGCAGCTTGAGCGCTCCCAGGGCCTCGATCTTCTTCACGCCACCCACTGACTCGGTTGAATGGTCGTCTACCGTCCTAGTGTGGCTCTGGAAGCTTTCGGTGTTCGTCATGGCGTCGACTTCGCGCTCGATCGCCTGGTCCTGGATCTTACCGTCAGTCTTGCGCAACCAGTTGCCATCCGCGTCGACGCGCTGCTGCACGGCGTCACTGTGCTGCCATACCTGATCACCCTTCGGGACCTTCGGCAATGTCAGTCCATGCGGCAGGATGGTTTGAATGTAGGGCTTGTGCGGCAGGCCATAAGCGAAGCACACCACCACGCTGGTGCCCTCCTCCGGAAACGCGAAGAACCCCATTTCATCCCCACCCACCGGCATAGGCAGCGGCACACCGGCCAGTACCGGCAACGTCGTGTCAATCTCGCCATCTGGCCCCATCACCTGCAGGTCGACCGAGAAGCGCGGTCGGAAGTCGTCACACAGCCCGGCACTGGCCGGCGCATCCGCAACGGCTACGACCTTGGCGAAGCGCGGCAAGTGATAGCCGCCAGTGAGTTCAGGGAATTGCCGCTCTACGCTGCGCTTGATTGCGTCGTCCATTTGATAGCCATCTGCGTGCCGGCCAGCGTCACGTTCGTGATCCGCTCGCCCTGGTTGATTGATACGCCTGGTCGCAGACCCGGTAAGGCCGCGATCATTGCGCTCTGGATGCCCTGGTAACCGTCGAAAAGGTTAACCGGCAACTGCAACGGCGACCGGGCGCCGAAGAAACTGTCAGCCCAGGCACCAACGTAGATCTCGCCGTCGCCCTGTTGCTGCCAGATAAAGTCCTTGATGCCAAACACCCGCGCCATGCTGTCTAGTGCCTGGTAACCAGCGGCCAGGTTGTAGAAGAACGGCGTCTTGGTGCGTGTATAAGCCTGATCCGGTACCCGAAAGCGCAGCCCAGTCTTGCCGCCGATATCTGCCAGCACAGCGCGCAGATCCACGTGGCGTAGGTTCATGGGCAACGGGCTGGCCAGCACCGCGGCTAACTCGCGGCAAAGCACCACCTGCTCGATGCCGTTGGTGGCAGTGCAGCGTTCAACATAGCCAATGAAATGACGCTGCAGGACCGCTTCGTTGTAGCCGATATCGAACGTGACCAAACCTTTGACGGTAACGCCGGCCTTGATCGTGAACGTAGCGCGGCCCGGACTCTTGAGGTCAAGGCGGACATCGTCGTTGACCAGCGGCATGACCGTGCCGCCGATCGACAGCACCTTGTGCAGTTTCATGCTCATGACGCGCCACCCAGGTAGGTGTCCACCTTCTTGAGCACTGCCTCGAAGCCCGTCAGCTCTTCGGGCGTGCCCGATCCGCTGTTTGTAACACCATCACCTGGTGCTGACTGCGACGTGACGCCGTTGCCGGCGCGTCGGTTCTCGACCTTCTCCGGGTTGGATAGCTTCTCGCTCAGGGTGAACTGGACGATCCATTGGGCCAGTGTGTCGTCCTCACGGGCGCTGACCCCGTCAGAGAACGTCACCTGCCGGATGCCAAAGGCCTTGGCCGTGTCGTTCACGATGCGGTAGGTCTGGAGCTGGCCACCACCTGCAGTCGCCTCGGCCAGGCGCATGATAGTGCGCAGGTCCTCAAGGGCCTTGTAAGGGATTGTCAGCGCGACGGTCAGCGTCTTGGGTTTGAACCCCTTGTGCGATTTGTCGGTAGCCGATGTCTGGCCGCCCAGCTCGTCGGCCTCGATCTTGAGGTTGGCCGTCAGCTTCATGCGGTGGCCGACGATCTGCTCGCCATTGAGTAGCAGCGTCATAGGCCCACCAGTTCCTGGACAAAGCTCAGGCTCTCCGCAGATCCGACCAACAATGCGCCGGCACACAGCGGCCATTCATGACCAGGTGCTTCGCCTTCGAGCAGTTCGCGGCGCAGCTGGCCCAGGTCACCCGGTCCCAGCATCCTGGACTGTATCGATACGTCGTCGGCACTGTTGGTGAACTGGGCTTTCAGATCGGCCAGCTGCTGCTCGCGCTCTTGTACCTGCGCCTTCTTTCGCGCCTGCAGATCTGCAAGGTCCGCCATGGGCGAGCTGTCGGCGGCATAGCCTTCGAGTACCGCCAGTTGTCCGGCCATGGACTGGCTGGCCAGCTTGGTGATCGGGCAGCGCTGCAGCGGCAACTGGCTCCAGAGCGGCATTTGCCCGGCGATCGGCATGATCCATTTTTCCACTTCCAGCTTGGCCAGGTGTTCGGCACGGCGCTCGGCGCGCACCAGGTCAGGCATAGGCAACACCACGTTGAACCGCCCCAGTGTCGCGGCGAGCTGGTCCAGGCGCGTGGCGAGGAATATCAGTACCAGGGCGCTCTGCTGACCTTGCGGGCGGACTGCGTCGGTCGTGTCAGTCAACTTGTCGGCCAGCAGCTGCAGCAGGTTGGGCGCAGACAGAAAGCGTTGGTGACCACCGCTGCCCTGCCCTACACCGTGCTGAAACGGCGTCACCACAATGCACGACGGAATGTTTTCAAACTGCGCGACCAACGCATCACGCCCGGCACTGATGGCGGACTTCGCAGCCCCTGCGATCAGACCAGGACTGGTGGTGGCGATATCGGCCAGCGTCGACACGCGCTGGCCGGTGATGACCATTTCACTCTGGATCAACTCACGAGCGTCCGCCATCTGATCCATCCACTGCGTGGCCTGCACCGGCCATTGCAGTTTGATAGGTGCCCATTCATTCGCCATCGAGCACGACCGCTTCGATCCAGTCCGGTGTAATCGGCTGCGTGGCTTCCTTCGGGTAGCCAGGCACCTGCGGCCATTCACGCACTGCCTGCCGCCAGGTCAGCAACTGGGTGAACTGCTCGGGTGTGATCGGCAGTTCACCGCCCAGATCGCGAGCGTCGCGATACTGCGATACCAGGTTATCCGACACCTTCAAACGCAGCTCCGCCCAGAGCTTGGCCAGCAACACTGGGTCGGCCTGGACAACGATGTCCTCGGCGTACTCGGTAGCGTGGCCACCGGCGTCCAGATAGTCGACAACAGCCTGGTAAAGCGGCGGGTTGTAGTCCTGGGTAACATGACAACGGTTGCCAGCAACGGTTATCACGAACGAGCCATCGTTTTTAGTGGCCACCTCGGAGAAGGACACGCCCATAGCCACCGGTTCTTCGGGAGCCGAGAAAATGGGCGGCAGGACCTCTTCAGGGGTTTCAAGTATCACGTCTGTCATGCTGCGTACCTCCAGGCGAAACCGTAAATGGTGCTTCCGCCGCTGAATGAAATAACTGTCCCGCCAGCTGCCTGGCCACTTCGACCGATCACGCCGGCACCGCCCGAGTAGTAATGCATCAGCGAGTAGCACCAGGTGCCGCCGGCGGGCAGTCTCACTTCAGTCGCGGTGACAGCAACCGCCAGGAAGTTGTTGTTGTCGGGCCGGTAGAAATTTTGCTCACCCCACAACACCCCCATGTCAGTTGTGTCGACCTGTAGACGCAGGCCTGCGCCGTTATTCGACCAACCTATTCTCAAGGTATGAGGGTTTTGATTTGCACCGCCACCTTGCTGGACCGGAGTGAAACCAAGACGGTTCTGCAGGTAATAAATCCCGCCGTTGGAGGCACGACGGAAGTAGGGAAACTCTGGGTTATCACTAGCAAATCCAGCGGTTTGGATACTGTCCGCTGCGACACGCTGAACCAGCAAAGAGTTGACCTGAGCAGCTGTGTAGCAGTCCGTAATGCCGTAGCCGGCGATCGAGTTGGACTTGTTGGCCTTGTCGTTGGGGTTGAACGATTGCTCGGTCCAGATTCGGCCCATATCTGTGACGTCGACCGTCAACTTCAGACCCACGTCCGACCAACCGATATACACCTTGTTGGTCTTCTGGCCGGCACCACCACCCTGCTGCACGGGCGTGTAGCCAAGTTGGGGTTGCAGGTAATAGACCTTGTCATCAGAGATACGACGGAAATACGGATACGCCGTGTTGTCACTGGCAAAACCCGCTGTGCTAATCGAGTCAGCCGCTATCCTTGAGGCTACCAGCGCATTGACCTGAGTAGCGGTGTAACAGTCAGTGATCCCGTAACCCGCAACGGAGTTGGCCTTGTTGGCCTTGTCATTGGGGTTGAATGAGTTTTCAGTCCAGATCCTGCCCAGATCGTTACCGTCGACGCTCGCTTTGAGCGTCGCGCCGGTCCAGCCGATGTTGATCTTATTGCCCTTCTGATCAGGCCCACCGCCTTGCTTCACGAAACTGCTGTTCGCGTCATCCTTGCTGTACGCATCGGTGATGCCGTAGCCAGCAAGCGTTGTCGGGTTACTGCCGCTGGTGACCAGGCCTTTCAGGTTGACGGCTACTTTCGTGTACGTGCCTGCCGCTACACCGCTATCGGCCAGCGTCAGGGTGATATTGGTATCACTAGCGCCGTCGTAGGTCCCGATGCCGCTGGCTGCACCGGTGAATCGAAAGGCTCGCGGCGTAACAAGGCGCACTGCCCTGCCGACGGTGGTCGAGCCATCAACGATCGCAGCAATGGCCTGGAAGATCGCCGTGCGCACGGCATTGACCATCCTGGTGGTCGCCAGCACAGCGCTGCTGCTGTTGGCAGGATCATCGCTGATCGCGTTCGGCACATTGCTCAGCCCGACGTCTTCCTTGGTGGTGGCACGGGCGCGCAGATCTGGATAGTCACCAACCCGCGCTGCGAAGTACTTCACCAGCTCGCTGTCGATCGCCTCGATCGGGCGCAGGTCGACCAGGCTGCTAGTACCGGTGATGTCGGCCAACGGCACCAGGTAGTGCCTGGCCGAGGCGCTGTCGGTGTAGTCGACCTTCGCTTCCTGGCCGAACACAACTTTGAACGCGGCCACGACGTCGCTCAGCTCGCGCTGCAGCACCACATCCAGCCACACTTTGGTCGGCACTGCCGGCACGGTCACAGGCAGCACGGCATCGAGCTGCAGGCGAACGCCTTCGACATACCCCACGCCCGGATTGAGCTGGTAGGCATTGCCCACCTTCTGCAGCTGCAGGCCTGCGCCGAAAAAGCAGGCGCGCCCGAACATGTCCCGGTTGCTGATGCGCTCACGCTCATCGATGCCTTTCATGCGCGCGGTATAATCGAACTGCCAGGTACTGGCGTCGATCTTGATGCCGGTCAGCTGCTGGGCACCGTCGAACACCACCAGGAAGTTGCGAGTGACGTTGTTGCCGATCTGGTCGGGCAGGATGTTTTTGCGCTTCTGTTGCACCGGCACGTAGGCGACCGACAGCAGCACGTCGTCGCTGGTCTCCATGCCGATCCAGTTCCAGTCGAAGTCACCGATATCGGTGCCCATCAGCAGGCTGTACACCACCTGGTTAGGGTTCACGTAACCCTGCTGGGTGATGTTTGCGGTGTAGACGATCTGGGCCGCTGGCGGCTTCACGCCGGCGCGATTGACCGGGCCGCTCACATTCAGGCCGGGCACGTTGGCCAGCACGAAGCGGGCCACGGTCAGCGGCAGGTTGGCCGCTTGTTTCTGGGCGATCAGTTTTTCGCCGGCGAGGGTGATACTTGCAGCCATGAGGGCTCCTAAAGGCTGGCGACCAGCGTTTGCTGATCGTCATTGAAATCCACCAGGGCAACAGCAAGCCGCACCGGGGTGATGGTTACGAAGTCATACCGGCGGCAGGTGCGTCCGTACTGACGGATCAGCACACGCAACAGGTCGGGGTTCTCGGACAGTTGGGAATCGCTCAGGGTGAGCAGCACGACGTCCCAGTCGCGCTCGGGCATGCGTTCCTGGATCTCGACATAACCGACGCCGAGGCGCTCCAGGATGCGTTTCAAACCGGCAGTGCTGCCGGCGTCCACGGAGTTGATAAACGCGTACTTGACCCGCAACCGGAACAGGCTTTCCGGCTCGGCGGGAAACCGCGTGACGTCGCGCTGCCAGGCCCACAGCTCCAAAATGGACAGGTGGCAGGTGTCCGCGTCGAACTGCAGATAAGGCCAGCGCAGCCACTCGGTGGCCTGTTCCCACCAAAGCTGGGCGGTGGCCACCAGCTTGGTCAGCTCCAGCCCTTCGAGCCAGAACGGCAGCTTGAGCTTGATCATTGCAGGACCACCGCCAGGCTCTGGATCCGGGGGATGGTCAGCGCGGACACGATGTCGGCATTGGCGAAACGCAGCGAGCTGATGTTGGGAAACTGGACGTGCAGTTCTTCGGTCAGTCGGCTGAAACTGAAGCGGGACTGGGGAAAGGTGCGGGTCGGGGAGTAATCGCTCTGCGTGCTCTCGCGAAACGCGGCCCGGATGAACAGCCCGACTTCGGTCTGCAGCGTCTGCAACTGCAGCTCCGTCAGGTTGGCCACCGGCCAGACGTTGACGCTGATCGCGTGCCAAGTTTCGGGTATGGCCATGGCCAGCAGGTCGTCACCGTGACCGTGGTTGCCGCCGTCACGGATATGCGTGTTGATCTGCTCAAGGAAGGTGTCGGCTGGCACGCCAGCGTCGAACAGCACGTACGCATTGGCGCTGCCTGGCCCACGTGGCGCGCCGTGTTCAAAATACACACCGTCAGCAGCAACCCCAGGAAACCCGGTGATGATCGCCCGGTACACCGCATCGGTGTGCCATTGGTTGACCGCCGAAAACTGGTTGCGCACGCGCAGACGCAACTGGTCGTCATGCTCGGAATCCGCGCCAGGCGTCTGCAGCCAGTCGGTATTGTTCACAACCTGGACAACGCCCGGTACCGACTGAGGCAGCACGGCGTAATAACCAGGTGCCAGGTTGTAGCCGCTGCCGGCTCCCACGGCCTTAACCGGTACCACCAGCTGACTCTGGCCCTCTTCAAAGCTGCGCGGTTCGGTGGTCACCAACTGATAGATATGACCATTGAGGGTCGGTGACTGAACGACAGTGCCGATCGGCACTTCCAGCTCGCCACCGGTATTGGCGCGGGTAAAGAGCAGTTCACCAACGGCCACCGTCGCGGCCTTGCGCTCGATGTTCACCGCCCAGGCCAGCATGTCCAGCCATTGCGCGCCGGCAGTCTTGACGAAGAAGTTCGGCAGCACCGTACCGCTGACGAACTCCAGCAGCCACAGCACCGGCTTGGTGACCAGCGCCGTGATGATTCGCCAGAACGGGCTGTACGCGCTGGTGTTGGTCAGCGTGCTGCCCTGCTCGACGGCCAGCTTTTCCCAGGCCTGTTTGAGCTGCGCCTCGGTGGTCGGAATGCCGGAGTCACCCAGCGCCTTTTTGAAGTCGACGGTCATAGGGTGATCTCCACCTGGCCGAACTTCACGGTGGTGGCGGTCACCAGGTACACACCCGGCTGGGTCTGCTCGATCTGCGCAGTGCCTGGTACCAGGCGTTCGTCATCCTCGACGAGCAGCTCCATCTGCTGAATGCAGTCACGCTGACGCAACCGGTCGCGCTCGGCCACCAGGGTGATCAGCAGGCCGCTTTCGCGGATCAGGTGCGCGATGTCCTGAGCGATCGAGGCGCGGTCATCCACCAGCAGAGGCTGGCGGGCCGGATCGAGTACCAGGTCGTTGTTCATGATCAACAGATCAACGTATTCACTCATCAGCCGCCCACCGCCATGGCCATCATGTTTTCCAGTTCCAGCGGTGTCATCGGTTTGGAGGTATTGATATTCAGTGTCTCGACGTGGGTGCCGGGGCGCTGGTTGGGGTTCATGGCGTTGCTCTGGTTCTGGAAGCTTTGCATCAGTCCTCCTTTCGGGACGGCCTGCGGTTTGGTGGGGCTGATCGACGTATTGGCGTTGATCGCCTTGCGGGCCTCGATACCCTTGTCCGATTTGGCGGGCAGCTCGATGACCTTCTCGACGCGCTCTGGCAGAGCAGCTTTGGCCGGCATAGAAAACGCCAGGTCAGCCGATGCCGGCGGCAGCATGATCGGGTCGGCCTGGCTGATCTGCGGAGCAGGCATCTGCAGCGGTTTGAAGGGCAGCACGTTGGGTTGCGGCAGGCTGATAGGCGGTGCAGGTTTCACCTGGACTCTCGCTGCAGCACCCTGGGCTGGCGCAGATCGAGCGACCGCTGCCGGTACCAGAGCCAAGGGCTTAGGTGGCTGGCTTGCTGGAGCGGGAGCTGCCGAGGCGACTTTGGCCCCCGGTACGGTGCCCGCTGGCGCTGTGGTCACCACTGCAGGCAGTTGTGGACCCGGTACAGGTGCGCCCACTTGACCAGGCAGATCGGGCACCTTCGGCGGCTCTGGCAAATCGCCAAACGTGGTCTCGATGTTGATACCGGGGATCTTGTTGGCCATCTCGATCAGGCCATTGATTGCGCCCTTCACCGTGGACAGGATGCTGTCCCAGGCAGTTTTGGCGATGCCGGACCAGCCGCCCATCGAGTCGAACCAGCTGGACAGTTTGGCCATCTGATCGCTGATCCACTGGAACGCGGTAGTGTTCATCAGTGCGGCGCACAGCTCGTCCCAGTACACGACCGCTGCGACCACGGCAGCGGCCAGCAGGACAATGCCGGCCACGATCAGCAGCACCGGGTTGGCCAGCATGGCGGCGTTGACCAACCAGATCGCGCCCTGCCACAGCAACATGCCGACGCGCACGATCGCCATCCAGGTGTACAGCCCGATCAGGCCGACCACGAAAGCCGCAACCATGACCGTGTGGAACAGGAACATGGCGATCGATTTGAAGCCCTGCCAGGTGAGCAGCTTCCACACGGTGAGCATGCCCAGCCAGACCATCTTGCTGACTCCGACTACCAGGGTCAGCAGCGACATCGCGGCGATGAAGCCAAAGACCACCAGTGTGGTGATACCGATGATGCGGGTGATGTTCGGGAACAGCTGCGTCCAGCGGGTCAAGGTCTTGGCAATGCCCACCAGGCGATCCATCAGCGGGGTCAGCGTCGGAATCAGGGACTGGCCGAAGGCGATGCGCAACGCTTCGACGGCTTTGCCGAACTGCTGCCAGGGGTCGACCATGTCCTTGGCCATCTTCTCGGCGTTCTCCAGGCCCCGGACCTTGCCCAGTTCGGCAATGCCATTGCGCAGCCGATCGGTGTCCTTGGCCAGCGCGCCGATCACCTGGGCACCTTCACCGCCGAACACTTCCATCAGCTTGGTGCCGGCAGCCGCGCTGGTCAGGTCGCCGTACTTGCCCTGCAGCTTGTCCATGATCTGCAGCATGGGTAGTGCATTGCCGGCGGCGTCCGTGAAGCTCAGGCCGGTTTTCTCGGCAGCCGCGCTGAGGTTTTCGAAAAACGCCTTGTAGCGCCCGCCGGCGTCGCCGCCTTCCATGGTGCTGGACAGCGTACCGACCACCGCCATTTGTTCGGCAAAGCTGACACCGGCCTGGGTGGCGATCGCCCCTACTTCCTTGAAGGCGTCTTTCAACTGGGCACCATCGGTGCGGAACAGCTTCACCGCCAGCGCGGTCTGGCCGGTCAGTTGCTGGGCCCATTCCACCCGGCCCATCTTGTCTGCCTGGGACTTGAACAGGTTGTACATGGTGCCCAGGTACGCGCCGGTCGTTTCGGCGTCGGATTTGGTGACCTTGGCCAACAGGTTGCTGGCACTGGTAATGGTGGCCAGCTGGCCGCCGACCAGGCCCTTGATCGCGCCATCGATGACGCGTGACGACGCCACGAACTCGGCGGCGCTGGTGGCGTAGGTGATCGAGAATTCGAGGGCAGTCCGGTTCAGCGACGCCAGCGCGTCTTCAGTGGTGCCCAAGGCGCGCATGTCGCCCAGCGCCCGGTTCACTTCCAGCGCCGGTTCCAGTGATTCGGTGATAGCCTTGCCCGCCCCCACCATGCCGGCCAGGCCCGCACCCATCTGAATGATGTTCTGCTGGCTCTTGGCGGCAAGGTCGCTGAAGCTGGTTTTCACCTTGCCCAACGGGGCACTGACCTTGTCGGTCAGTTTCAGGATGAAAGCCAGGCGGGCGGAACGGTCAGCCATCAGGGTTATCCGTTAAAGGCAGTGGAAATGCCGTTGGCGACGGCAATTTCCATGCGTCTCCAGTGTTCGTCTTCAAGCCACTTGGCGGTGCCCATGCTTTCAATCGTGGGCTCAGCGCCAGGTAGCCAGCGTTGGGTCAGGGCCAGCAACTGGCCCAGCCCGTCCTGGGTCAGGCCTTCGGCATGTTCGAGGGCTTTTTTACGATCACTTCAACGTCCGGCGAATACTCTTCAAGCAACGCACCGGCCAGGGTCATGGTGGTGATCGGGTTTTCCAGCAGCGCCTTCAGTGCGGCCTTGTCTTCGTCCTTGACGGTGCCCATCAGCAGGTTGTGGGCCGGGGCGACCTTGTTGGCCTGGGTGGTGGCGTTGAAGTACTTGGTGATCACCTGCGGGGTCAGGTTGAAGGTGAATTCCTTGTCGCCACGTTCCAGGGTGATGCTGCGGTTTACTTCGCTCATGTCGGTGTTTCCGTAAGGTTGAGTTGCAAAGGGTCAGGGTTGTGCCGGCGTGCGTTGCACGACCTGGCGGATGTAGTCCTGCAGGCCGAGGATCATTTGCCTGCTGAGGGCAAGCTGATCTCGGAGGGTGAAATAATCAGGTCGAGCGTCTGCTGCGAGTTCGGCGCTGCCTGCATCAGCCAGGCCGGTGGTGCCGGCGGCACCGGGCATTGCGGGGCAGACAGCTTTGATGCGCAGCCTGTAACGGCCATCAGCAACAGCAAGCTGCAGAGTGTTGATTTGAGCGCGAGCACGATTCAGTTCCTCGGTATGGTGGGTGTCGAGCTGGTCCCGCGCTGCCAGCTGATCGCGGGCCAGGCGCGCCGCCTCTCGCTCGGTGTGCAGATCTGCAGTGGCGTCGACCAGATCAGCACGGACGGCGACGAGCTGGTTGCCCTGGTACTCGAAAGCGCACCAGGTCAGCAAACCGACCACCAGCAGAAACAGGGCAAGGCGCAGCGGGCTGATGGTCATTGCAGGCACAGCCTCATTTCGGCCAGCCGGCGGTTGTGCAGGCCACGAACGAAGGTCTTACGGCCATCGGCACCGGTCACATAGGCCCACACCGGCGTCGTGCCGTCGGAAGCCCAGGCCAGCGCTTTGCAGCCCTCGGCAATGCGGCCCGCATTGATCAGGCCCACGGCACGGCTCGCGCACGTCGTCGGCACGCCGAAGTTGTGGCCATGGCTGCTCAAGGCGTCGAACGTGTTCTGCCCGATCACCTGGTTGGTCAGGCAGTCGGCCAGGCTCAACTGCCCCTTGGCGATGACCAGGCCTTCCACCTCAGCGCAGCGCGCATCCGACCAATATTCACCGACCAGCACTGGATCCGGGCTGGTGTGCTTGGTGATGCCCTTGCAGACCGTGGGCAAACCACTGGCCAGCTTGTCGGCATACACCACGTTCTGGCCGTTGCCTTCCCAGGTGCCCAGGAAGGCAGTCAACGTGCCGCTGCAGAGCAGCAGCAAGCCAGCGGTGATCTTGACGCGCAGGCTCATGCCTTGGTCTCCCACTCACGCAGCATCTGGCGGTACTTGGGGATCAGCAGCAGGATCTGCAGCACCATGTAGAACGCGGTCAGCATGTAGGCCACTGTCGACCAGTCGACGGCACCGGTCGCGCCCGTGGCGGCAACGCCAATGGCGGGCGATGCCTTGACCAGGGCAATGGCTGTGTCTTGAGCAACTTGATTCGTGCTCATCAGCGAAGTCCTTTTTCGGTCAGGGTTTGGCAAGGCACGCAACGGGTCATGCCGCCTAACGCCTGGCGCGCCGGTGGGATTTCCTTGTCGCAGTCCTGGCAATGGGTGAGGCTCGGCCCGCTCGCTCGCGGCTTGGCCAACTGGGCCGCAATGGCCTGGTCGCGCTGTCGCTGCTCCAGAGCCTGCGCACGATCGAACGGGCAGACCATTACGTCAGGCCCTCGATTTCAGCAGCAGCCAGGTACGGCACGCCGTTGATCTTGATGAAGTCCGGACTGGTGACGTCGAACGGCACCTTGTGGGTGTTCTTCGCGCCGCCCTTGGGATCGATGCTCAGCAGGCTCGACACGCGGACCTTGCAGCCGAAGGCCTCGATGCGCAGTTCCTCTTCGCCGGCCTTGGCGAAGAACACGATGTCGAATGGCTCCAGCTCGCGGAAACTGCCGGCAGTCTTGGCCTGCTCGATGAGCAGATTGAAGTTGGTGGTGTCCAGCTCCAGTTCGCCGGCTGCAGCGACATCGCCGTCGACGTGACCATTGGGCACGCCCTTGGTCTGGGCCACGGTGCTGTTGTCCGTGATGTCGATGGTGCCGGCCTCGACGTGAACGAGCAGATCGCCCAAGTTCACGTCGAAGTTCTTACCGCCAATTTTTGCGGCCATGGGTTACTCCGAATCCGTAACGGAAAGGTCCAGCGCGATGTTCGCGGTCAGGTCTTTCGGGCAGTTGAGGGGGCGCAGCTTGAGGTAGGCCACGACAGAGGTTTTGCTCGTCCAGGTCAGCACGATGTCGCCGTCCTTGGGCTGCTCGATCTCGCCTGGAAACACCTGGCCGGCGAATTTGGTGGACTTGGCCATCGCGCGCAGCGGGGCCATCAGCTTGGACGTGGTGGTCGCCATGCTGTTGGCCGAGCTGTTCAGGGTCCGATCGCCCACGTAGCGGATCAGCAGAGCGCGCACGCGGCGGGCTGCCTTGTCGACGACACGCAGGTTCTCGATCACCTGGAAGTCACTGCCGGGGGTGTCCAGCATGTTGCCGTCGCCCCAGTAGGTGCCCGGATAGTCCGGGTACGTCTGCGGCACAGACAGACGCGCTGCGTCGAGCTGCGAAAGCACCGCGGTGCTCAGCGGGATGCCGTCCATGTCCTTGGGTTCAGCGCCCAGCCCCAGGACCGCGCCGGTGGCAACGCGCATCGGAGTGTCGGCAATGCTCACTGCGGCATTGGCCAGTCGACCGGCCAGCACGCCCAGGTTATTGCCGTGCAGTTGCGGGACCGGCAGAACCCGAGGCGCAGCAAGGCCGTCGACCATGGCTTTCTGCTCGACAACGTACGCGCTCCAGCTCAGCTGCGGAGCGATGCCGGCAGTCGCGGCTATCACGAAGACACGGCGGCCCAGCTTGTTGCTCAGGTCGTTGGCTGCAACGTGCATCGCTGACAGCTCGGCCTGAGTGGTTACCGGGTTGACGATCACCACCGCTTCGAAGGAATAACTGCGGGTCGCGCTTTCAAGCGCCTGTTGCCAGGTGGTTTCGCCTGCGATCGGCGCAGCGATGCAGGCCCAGCGATCGCCGCCGTTGCTGCGCGCCGCCAGGATCTGGGTTTTCAGGTCGCTGTCCGCAACGCCCAGCTGGACGTCCAGATCACTTTG